GATTTTAAAAATGCACCTACCGCAAAGAAAGCAAATAATTATATGGGCAAGCATGCTGGGAATTTAAAAACTGAAAACTATATAATGTCTAAAGGTAACCCTCCAGCACCTGTAAAAGTATATGATAGTATAGAAGATAATATAGTAGATTTTTTTAATTTAATTAATAATAATAAAAGATATATAAAATTGAAAGATGCTATAATATCTGGTGAATCTATAGAAAATCAAATTAAATTATTACAAGGTAGTTATAATTTTGTTGATAAAGAATATGCTAATAAACTTACAAATATATATAACAAAAGAGTTTCAATAATAAATCAAACGGAGAACTTAAATAAAATGGCAGATATAAATACACAAACTAAAAATGTACTAGATCAAAAAAAGTTAACTAGTACTTTAAATACTGAAGGTAATGTAGATATAACTTCACCTAATCAGAATAAAGATATAAAAGTACCACCAGATACTATTGACGAAAAGTATAAAGCATGGCAAGAGGGTCATGACTTTAATAATAAATTTAAAGAAAGATTAACAGGTGAAATTAATCTTATGCTGTTTGGTGATCCAACAGGGGGATTAAAATATCAAGAAGGTAATGATAATGACAGAACATTTGAAACTAATAGATTAAAAGGATTAAATGTTGATGAGCTATATGATGAATTACAATACTGGAATGAAGTTGGTAAGAATACTTGGGATATAGATGAAGATAGCCAGAATATGCCAGTTAAAGATTGGTTCTCTACAATGATTGGTAAGTTAGGTATAGGTAAAGATAAAGAAGAAAATAAACATGAACTTCTAAAGGGTGATAATTATATTCCACCTAAACCATAATATAAAATAAAAAAGGGGAGAAGCTATTAACTTCCCCCCACACTAGGCAACAACAGGGCACCTTTACGGGTGCCTTTTTTTTGGTGCAACTTCTTCACGCCAAAACTTTTAAACTACAATAGGCCCTTCCTTTTCCATACGCACTCTTCGTTGTGCTTTTTCAGAAGGCTCAATACTTTTTTTAATATCTTCTAAATTCCAATCAGGATGTTTCTTTAATTTTTTAACAATCCATTTATAAGACCAGGGTTGTAATTTTAATGTACCATCACTCCAATAATAACTACTATTCTCAATTAACTTCTCAAGGTTCTCACGGGTAACTTTAGGGTGGTCTTCCTTTTTAATTACTTCTTTAATCCACTCAACTAAAATAGCCCGTGCCTTACTTCTTATTTGTTTTTTACCCATTAAATTGTTTGTATCATTTTTTTAATGTCATCTTCCAATTTCTTACCAACACTATTAGCATGATTAATAATGGCAGCACATAAATTGGCCTGATATTTAAACTCTTTTAAAGCTTCTCTAATTTTACCTACAGGTTTTCCTCCGTAGTCTATCACAATAGAGTTCTCCTTATTTAATCCAATCTTCAATTCAAACAGTAGCCCTGTATGTTTTGATATTTTATTTTTTTCCATCAGACACCTCTGCATTTTGCTTCTTCACAAAATCTGCACCTATACTAGGATCTAATTGATTTAATGTAGTAAGCATATTCATTAGCTTTAATACTTCAGCATATGGTTTACCCATTAAGTACTTCATAAGTTCTGTAAGTTGTACAGAATTTATTAAGAAAGTCCTAGGGTTTGGTTGTTGTGATGGTTTTCCTTTTGTATTAGTAGTCATCTTTCCTTTCCCCTTATTTATTATTTTATTTTAAATGTATCTTCCAAAAAATCTTTCCAGAATTTCTGAGTTTGCTCTTGATATTTTTGAGCTTGCTCAGGTTGTTCTTTTAATAATTTTTCAAATTGTACTTTCCACTCTGCGTAAGTTGGAATCTCTAATTTAAAATTGAACATATTTCTCCTCCTTTTATTTGTTATATTATTGACCTTTAAATTGATAATACTTATCCTCTATTAAGTCTTCACTAGTTAAATATGTATTATCATTATTTGTTTTATCATAGATTTCTTTTAAATCTCTGATAGTTTGATTGAGAGTTCTGCCTTGTCTTAAACATCCACAGACTAAGTCTTCTACTTCTATCATTGCTTGTTTAACTCGTCCCATTACTGACCTCCTTTATTAATCTATTTAAATACCAATTAGCTTTTTGTAAATCTTCTAATGGTTCTCCTTTGAATTTATAACGAGAAACATATTTCAAAACATTTCCTTTAAGGTACCCATGATATTCATCACCAGTCATACAGTCTCGTATAACTTCTATAGTTTCTTTCTTACCATATTTATAATGAGCAGGTGAATTAACCTTATCGTCTACCATATTTCCTCTTAATTGAATTATACTCAATAGTTTCTATATCATATTCACCATTATGAACATTACGTTTAATTATTAAACCACTCCACCATAATCGTTGGGTACTTTTAGCATACTCTTCTTTGTGATGTAAATAACATCCAGCAGATAATCCCATTACTTTTCTACCCAAAGGTGTTGTACATATTGAATAGTCAAACAGATGGCAGTGTCCTACTGTAGAAGATACTTTATTTTTTAATAAAAGTGAACGAGCAATGTTATCCCCACTAACAGGTTTACCCATAACACCCGTAGGGTAATTATGACAATAGTGAACACCATCAATAGCCAATGGTTTTTGATAAGGAATAACTTCCCAACCAAACTCCTTAAATTTAAGATCTTCTATACTAATTGCCCCATCAAGTTCTGGGGTTTCCTCTACTATCCTATCTATTCTATCTTCATGATTACCAAGTAGCATGACTTTTCTTGGTCGTTTACCGTTAAGACCTTTATTAAATTTTTCCAATGCGTCATGTGCATGGTCAATATCCTTTTTATATCTTCTGCCCTCAAAGGATTTTTTTCCTCTATCATAACTTGAAAGAGAATCCATACTTGATAGATCTCCCATACAAATTATAGTATCAGGTTTTAGATCTCGTGCAAGCTTACCTGCCCACAGAAATCTATCATTGTTTGCTTTAGGTGTACAATGAGGATCACCCATCACTAAATGTGTTGCCATTAGTTTAACTCCTTATCTCTTTTCTTTTTTAAATACTCAATAAAATCTATAACATTATCTTCATTATCAAATTCAGCTACAGAATTTATAGGCATACTCTTGTTGCTTTTTTTGTCATCAGCAAATCCCCTTAAACCATACAAGAAAGTTGTATGCGGATCTGATGTTGCCATTTTAATCATCCCCCGTGCTACCGTACTGCATAATTCATATTGTTCAGTAGACATTTTGGCTTTACTATCCATTATTATACCACAGGTAAAGCCCTTTTCCCATGGAGTGACTAAAACTTTTATTGAGTTTAGTGTATCAAATTTTTTATCCTTTGTCATTTATACCAATACTTTTCAACATTTTCATTATTGTATTCTACAATTTTATATTCAAATCCCCTCTTCATACTTTTTCTACCAAAATCTTCTGCCTCTTTTTCAGTATTAAATATTACATTTGTAAACATTCTGTATTCTTTATCCTTTTTCTTTTTAAATAATACAAAGTATAACATCATTGGTATAGATGGAAGGTAGACCCCTCTAAACTACCCCCCATCATTAGCTAAAGTCTCATCTTTTTTAGGATTATTAACTTCAGTATACCAAACCCATTTAGGGTTCTTACCTTGCGATTGTTGCTGTGGCAACAGTTGCAATTCACTTCCCCAACAAGGAAGTTTATATGGACAATATGAACATACAAAGCCCAAAATTTTATTACCTGTTTTCTTTGTTCTAAATGTTTCTTCAATTTCTGAATAGCATTTTTTAAAAGGTTTCTTTTCAGTAATACTTTTCATATTATTTTCAGCATTTTTAATTGCTGTAGTTTTATATTCATCATCTGCCAGTGGTGCTTCGCAAGTTAGCCATTCTCCTGTAGATTTATTAATTACAATCCATCCACCAAATGGTATCTCCTCACTCTCACTATATAAATATCCTTGAGAGACATATCCAAAAGCATCGTCCTTAACTACTGCTTCAAAGCCACCCGCTTCTCCAAATTTATTTTTAAAGGAATAAGGTGACGCACTCTTAATATCCCAAATCTTTTTATTAATTTTAACATCATACCTTCCTTCAATGGCTGACCCATTAAACTTATACTTAACATTTTTTTGTTCATCTTCTATTTTTACTCCTGCTGATTTTAAAACAAATATAGATAAGGCTTCAATTAAATCCCCAAATGTATTTCTCATTTTAACATTATAAGGTTGACCTTCACCTTTTATATTCTGTGCTTCCATTTGTAATTGGCACAAGGGTCTCCCCACATTAGACATTCGAGGTTTAAAACCAGACCTTCGTTCTTCTGTAAACTGTTTGCGTAAGGCGTTTTTACACGCCTCACCAAACTCTTCAACAAGTTTATCAGAAATTTTAACAGGCTCTTTTAAAACCTGATTCAAATACATTTGAACTTTGTTAATTATATCACTCATTAATTAGACAACACTTCAACTGGATCTTCAACTTGTTTAACTACCTTTGCTGACTCACCATCAGAAGATGTAGATTGACCTTTCTTGGCAGCTTTATAAAGTTCAACAACTTCACTATTCTCTGTATTAATAATATCTTGGAACACAGATAAAGTTTCCATATCTTCTTTAGACATTTGTAAATTAGCATCAGCATTAACAGAAATCTCTGGTGTGTAATATACATTACCACCCTTTTTCTGTCTTTTAGAATCAATTGAAAACGTAGTAGTAAACATAAGTTTTTTACGTTTATTAACTTGATCCAATGCAGAACCTACAGGAGAAAAGGCTGTACCTGTAACTCTCCATAATACAGGTAGGTTAGCAAGTGTATGATCTTCACCATTTGCTTTCGTACCTTTAAAAGATAAGATACCATACAATAATCTATAACATCTTATAGTTCTCTGCTCTGCTAATTGTTCTGGTGTAAGTGATGGTCTTTCCTTAAAAGGAACCTTACCACATTTTACACCACCTAGTATATCAATCGCTTCCTCTTTCCAATTTTTGAAAATTATAGAACGATTTACATACTCTCCTTTCTCAGGATTATAATGCATGTACTGCATTGCACTAAGAAAAGGTCTGAAGGTAACTGGTTTACCAAAAACATTTTGGCCTACACTTGAATCATAAGTGAACAAGTGCCCTACTGGTAATTGATTACCATCATCATCTTCAGGTGAACGATTGATTCCAAGTCTTGGTATTCTTATACCATTACTAGAACCATCATCCTGTCCAATGGCTTGTTTAATTTGTTCATCGGACATGTTTTTTATATTTGCTATTTCATTATTCATATAGCCTCCTTATTGTTAATTATCCTTATATCATACTTTATAGGTTTTGTCAAGTACTAATGTAGTATAGCATATACTATACAGTACCAGAAAGCAACGAAAAAAGCTATCTCAATTATACCTGCGACAATTGGTCCTAACATACTCTAGTCTCCCCCTCAGTTAACTCATACGGAAGATTTTCCAAACGAGCAAACCACATCATATAACTCTGTAGTTCTTCATCTTCATTTATATATAACTTTGTAGGTATGCCTTCAAAGTCCTGCTTCAATAATTGAAGTTTATCATAAGCCTTCTCCTGCTCATCTTCACCCCAATCATCTATACCTTTATCAAGTATTGGTACATCTGTCATATTACTCCTCGGTTGTATCTATTACTATATTACAAGTTGTCATACCAGAAAATCTGTGATGCTGATTCTCTTGTAAGTCTTCTAGAAATTTAGATAAGTCTTTGCATTGAATACCATCATCAAATTTAAACTCTGATAATACTGCTCCTTTCTTATCCTTTTCTTTAGGTCCATTACCATACTTGGTACCTATTACTTTTACATGTGCTTTTTCTAAGTACATTATATCCTCCTATTAGTTATTATTAAAATGGAATATCATCATCATCTTTTTTAGATATTGATGGTATTTCAGTAGAGA